CGACGTTGCTTTCAAATTTAAACCGCATCTGGCGGCGTTGCTCCCGAATGTAGACCACCTGTTCTTCCGCCGAGGTAGCCGTTGCCGGGAAAGATATGGGGTCGCTGGTGACCTGGGTTGCACGGGCATTGGAATACGAGCCGGTGACTTGAACGGTCATATCCCCAGACTGCACAAAGTCAGGCTCAAAATAGTCCACATATAGACCCCGGTTGCTGCTGCCCTGCATCTCGGCTGGCCAGATGGCATTGGTTTCAAAGTACGACTGGACGGCCAGAGTGTTAATACCGTCAATTTCGTCTGTGCCAAACTCATGCTGCCAGAGTTTGTACTTAAGGGTGGTTGCGTCCGCACTAGTGCCTGTCATCAGCGGCGAACGGAACACACGCGCAAACTGGCCGGTAGACCGGCCATCGTTGGGAAGTTCGGTATCGTACCAAACCGCATATCCAAACAGCCGAGATAGCCTGACGTTATAGATCACGGCATGGGTACATTCGGTGGCGGTGCCGCGTGGATAACACCACCAGATTTCGCCCCAACGCGGAATCTTAAAGGCAAATACCTTCTGCGACTGGGCGTAGTTTAGGTTGTCGTAAAACCAGTTAAGGTTCATGCCGTTTTCAACTTCCTGAATAACGCCGTTAAAGCTCAAGAAGTGATCTATGCCAGCCCAGTAATAAATGCCGTCATACTCAATGATACATTGAGAGGACAGCAGACTGTAAGCAGAGGTGATGTTGTCAAAGTTGAATGTTGCAGTTCCGCCCACGAATGTCATGCGGATCAACGACTCAACGCCCCAGATTAAACCAGAAGGACCGTTACCAGCACCGGCACGAACGGGAAGACCGTACACCAACTTTGATGATGCTGGTCTAACGCTTTCCCACACTCCAGTTACATCGTTAGGGTTTATTTCTTTAGTGTAATTAACAACACCATAATTGCCAAAACTTACGGCAAATGGGCCAAGAGACATAACACCGCCAGATACATCAGGTGATGTTGTTGCCGTCAATGCAGCCGTGCCTAAAACGTTCCCATAGTAAACCGGCGCGTCTGTCGTTGCTGAAATGTCAGTTAGATTTGGTGCGGCATGTGCAAGCAAATATGATTCTATACCTGTCGCTTCTGATAAAGTATCAAACTGCCAAAGGTTATTTGCATCAACCGTGAAACCCGCAGGAGTTCTGTCAGAAATAGACGAGACGTTGCCGTTCTGATCAAGCAAGAACCTTTCTAAACCACCCGACCAGCCAGTATGGGTATAGGTGTTTAGATCGCTGTTAAAGACGTTAAGGCCGCGAGAGATGCCCGATAGTTCAGCCGTCAGACGGCGATAGCCGCCCATCTTGCGCGGTAAACCCTTACGAAGCTGAAAGCGGCACCATTGTGTATCGACATAGTTGTCCCCTTCCAGAACCGTGCCATCGCGTTTGCACCCTGGCTGCGAAGCTATCTTTAAAGGAACTAAATCGGCCATTAGCTGAACATCTGAACATAAGTGAACGCATCTAAAGTGCTTGGCGCATTAAGCAAAGAAAGAGCAGAGGCCGTTGTATTTGACTGAAATATTGGGATACCAGCCGTCCCGCCGCCAAGGTTTACAAGCGCACCAGTGGCTGTCGTTGCGCCCGTGCCACCATCACCAATACCCAACGGCGTGCTAAGACCGGTTGTATCGGCGCTTACTACAATAGTTGCGTTGCAATATAAAATTTCGCGTCTTGGGTTAGTGCCATCGTTTTCAACGTCTGCGCCGCCGGTTTGCGTTGATGTCTTTACAAGGAACGCAAAGCCAGTACCGCCGGTCGTTGAGTTATCAACCCAGTATTGCTGCGCCGTAAATGGAACAATGATGTTTACCGCGCCAACAAGAGTTCCGGTAAATTGAATGGCTGTTTTATTAAGCTCTGAACCGCTTAATGTGTAATTACCGCTAAAGCCAACGCCAAGGTTGATTGTAATAAACGAAAACGCATAAACAGCGTCTTGTCCAAAACCAACGGTGAACATATTAGAACCGTTAGTCGTGACAATGCAGCTATCGCCAGGGTTCATGGTCTTTGTAGCAGAACCATCAATAGTCCCGCTTGGAGGCGTAATAACAAGCGCACCTGTGCCCTGATTTACGATGTTTACAAACCAGCCTGTTGTAAGTGTGGCCAGCGGGTCAAAAGTAAATGTGCCAGAACCACCCGTGTAAACGACCGTAGCAGCACGGTATGACGTTGTAATAAGAGTGCTTACTGCAACACTGTACGCAGGATATTCCTGATTCAGCGTTGTGGTAATTGCTTTAATGCCAAGCCCGGCCAGTGTACCAGCCGAAGCCGATGACGTACCCGCCCCAGCTTGGTAAACGCGGTACGCGCCAGAAGCCGTACTGTTGTCGGTTACATATGCCGACCAAGCCGCGCCGGAAGTGGCTGTGAGAACCGTGCCGCCGCCGTTGGCCAGCACCGTAAAGGCACTGGTGCCTACGTTGTTGAACAGGGCGTTGTAGCCAACCGAGACTTGGTTGGCTGGCGGCAATGTGAAGGTTAAGCCAGTCGTAGTGCCAAAGCTAATGTCGTTGATCGCCGCAACTACATTCTGGCTGGTCGAGGCTTCAGTTGGCCATACGGTCGTAATGCTGGAAGTAGCGGTGTAAGACTTATAGCTAGGCTGCGCTGGGTCAAGCGTTCCGCCGCCGAATACTTGTGTAAAGCTGGTCACGCCGTATTCCTTTTCTGTGCGCGGTCAAGAATTTTCTGCAAATCCTCGCTGTTCAATGCCGCCATATCACGATCATAGGCTTGGGACCAAGCTGCTGATTGCTCTGGGTTCTTCAAGTATGTGAACGCCTCAGTCAACGTGCCGTGGAGCAGGGCGTTGGGCGCGTATTCCGTCAGCCAATTTGTTTGCAACGTATCATCCAACAACGGCAGAAGCTGCCAGTAGCTGATTTCATACGGGAACGTAGTTGATGGCGTTGGCACGAAGATAAAGTGGTTGTAGTCGTAATCCGCATAATACTTAGGCGTGCCGGTCTGAGTATCATCCGGCCAGTATGTACGGATGTATTCATACGAACGCGGCAAGAGCGTAACGCGGGTGTTGAATGTCGTCGCGGTGCCGACATTAGTGCCGACATTAATGCTGACGGTTTCGCGCCAGCGGTCTGGCTTTTGGTAAACGCCAACAGACGTTGTGTATGAAGTATTTACGTTATTGATAAAGCCCTGAATTTTAAGTTCACGCGCAATCTGACGCTCACGCAAGTTAATGAACCCAGGAAGCTGGGTGTTAAACTGCTCGTCAACAGCCGACCCGCCCCGTTCGCAATAGGAGCGAACGTCAGACTGTAGACTTGTAAATGTCATTGCTGTTGGCATTTATAAAAATACCTAAGAAGAAGCAAAAGAAATGTTTGTTGCGCTTATAATCCTTACAGAAGGTGCGCCCGTAGTTGAATAACCTGTCGCGTTATAAGCAACTTGAACGCTTGTATTCACACCAAAAGTTTGAAGTAAGGGAGCGCCAGACTGTTGCCCTATAGTAATGCCAATATCGTAGCTTAAAGCTGTAGCAAGCGTAATGTTGCCAACATTAAAAGTATAAACTTTAGTTGACGCTGTTGTAGGAAAATTAAAACATACTAAAGCTGCTGTAGCTGTAAGTGTGCCAGGGGCTGTTGCTGAACCACTTAAATAAAAAATATTATTTTTTGCTTGAGCGGCTGTAATATCAATATAAAAACTGCTTGTGTAAGGTCCAGATGCAAGTACATTAACTACTTTAGGAACAAATGCCGCTTCTGGTGGAGAAAACGGCGTCATTACATTTCCCATGACGCACCTATGCCGAAGCTGTGTAAGTGCGCGTTACGCCGCCGTAAGCCGCAAACGTCCCAGCCACAGATGTAGACCACATATAAACTACACCGCTGCCGCTAATGGGCGTTCCAGGTTGAATAAGACCATATGAAGATGTTGCCACAGCCAATGCGATAGACTGCGTGGTTGCAAGAGCGGCACCTGTGGCACCCATATTTAAATATACAACTGCCCCAGAGACACCTCCGACATTGGCAACGTAAACAATCGGAACATCGTAAGCATTAGCGTCTGCCGTATGAATTGTATTTGCTGAACTAGATATTGTTGCAGAAATAATAATTACAGGCGCACTTGGCAAAGAAGCACTAAGCGGAAAAAAATCTGTGGTCGGAGAAGTTCCCGGCCCACGGCCAATGAATGTTGTCATCAAGTTATCTCCACAATAGTTGCGATTGCGTCAAGCCCACCCGTTCCATACGCGGTTACTTGGATCGAGCCGCCTGTTGGCAATACATGCTTCTCAACACCGACCGCTACGACAGACCCACCGGGAGGAACCGGCGTTTTTCTGGCAATAAAGAAAGTTGTTGACCCATTACTCAAGCCAATGTCTGCATAATTTATAGCGTTTGAAGTTGCGCTGTTAGCCAACGTAAGGCCAATAATCATGCCTCTTGTACTGGCCGGGACGGTGTAACTGCCAACTGTATTGGCAGTCGTGGCCGTTATGATAGACGCCTTGAACAGATATTGTGTTGCTGTAAAAGCCATTAGACCATTCCTTCAGTTTCTACCCAGCTAAGGGTAGGCTCATCCCACCGGTACATTTTGCCGTCAGTCGGCATCGGAACCGGGGCTTGCCAATCTGCGTTATCGTCCAGCGCCCACGACGGGTAAGGCTGGGGCGTGATAAAGGCATCCCGGCCAGCATCGTAAGTGTAGCCAATCCCAGCGTAATGTTTGCGGATATTAGCATTATAACTGGTTTGTTTCCAGGTTCCGCCTAACAGGCGCTCGCAGAAAGCTGCGCCAATATACTCCTTTTCCACGCCGCTCGCGTCGGCGGTGTCTGAGTTGCTGACAACGATCACTCGCAGGACCACGTTGTTGGCGTCTAATTCGGCAAAATGGGCCATGTGTTTGCTCCTATAAACGTAAGCCGGTGAGGTCGTCGTCGCTGCCGACATAGCCCACCGGGAAAGTGTTGAACGACATACTGACGCGCTGATCTTCGCCTTGCAGGGTCGGGACCATGTGCGTTAGCGAAGATGGGAACAAGATCAGTTGGCCCGTTCCAATCGGCAACCACCAACTATCTGAGTTGCTCAAATTGAATTGGTCTACCGGCAGTTTAATCTGCTGGTAGCTCTCTTTAAAAAACTGAATACGGTCAGTCTCTTTGTTGGCTTTAATATAAAGTACGCCAGAGACAATCGAGGTGGGATGGGCGTGTTTATGATGCCACTGCCCCGGCTTGGTGTAATTCACCCAAGACTGCGTAATGCGAAGGTTGACTTCGTGCTTTGGGCTGTAGATTTCCTTGAAATACGAAGCAACCGAAGCGTCCACAAATTCGCGCAACGAAGCCAGCTTGGTGTCGTCTAGCAGCTTGCGTTCTTTGCTGGTCGTGTTGCCGTCGTTGGGCTTCTGCTCAAGGTTCAACAGGAAGTCGTTTTCCTCGTCGCTAAACTCGCGGCCAAGCTCAAAAAAAGATACAGACGTTGGAAACAGGTTGTGCGTAATCACGATGCCATCGCCAGTTCAATTTCTTGTTCTTTCTTTTCGTTCTCGGCAACTTGCTCTGGCAACCAAATCGTATTGATCGAGTCCTCAAACGCCTTGATCTTTTCAATCGTTTCCTCAACCTCTTCTTTACTCGGCTGAGAACGCGGGTCTTCCCAGCGCGTGAAACCAACCCCGCCGGTCCACTCCCACTTCGCGCCGGGGCGAAGCAAGTTCACCGCCATGTCGATGCCGAGAATCATATATCTTTTTGTAACCATGTTCTTGCCTATGCGTTCAGCTTTAGAATCACGATGCCAGAGCCGCCTGCGCCAGAGGCACCAGAACTCCCATTTTGCCCACCGCCACCACCGCCGCCAAGATTTGCAGTCCCAGCCGTCCCCGCGCTGGTATTGTATAGTCCGCCTGCACCGCCCCCACCAGAACCACCGCTTCCAATCGTGCCATAAGCTGCTCCGCCACCGCCACCGGCATAAGTTACGGAACCGCCAGAAATACTAGATGCCGTGCCAGCACCGCCGTTACCGCCTGTCGAGCCACTTCCATTTCCGCCTACTGCTGACGCTCCACCACCTCCACCTGCACCTTGAAACGAAGGTGCAAGAGTGCCGCCATTGTTTCCTTGAGATGGGCTTACAGACGGCGTGTTTCCTGCCCCTGCGCCAACAGATGATCCACCGCCTCCACCAGAGCCGCCAGAGCCTCCTACTGCGCCGGGCGTAGCACCTCCGCCCCCACCGCCGCCGCCGGTAGACGTAATGGTGCTAAACACAGAATCGTTGCCTGCGCCACCTATTGACCCCGAGCTTGGTGCAGCAGTTCCACCCGCACCAACAGTGACTGTGTACGAAGTACCAGCCGTAACAGCCAAGCCTGAGCCAGTACGAAATCCGCCAGCACCTCCACCGCCGCCTAAACCGCTTGCGAAATTCTCTCTACCACCACCACCACCACCCGCGACCACCAAGTAGTCAACGGTGGTCACGCCGGTACGCATTGTGAATGTGAGCGTTGATGTGAACGTCAGAATAGTCGGCAGCGAAGGCACAACGTAGCTGAGGATTACGATGCCAGAGCCGCCTGCGCCGCCGTTTACACCAACAAAAGAAGATGGAGAACCGGCTCCACCACCGCCGCCGCCGGTATTTACAGTTCCTGCAGAACCTACTCCAGCACTTCCACCGTTCCCCCCTCCTCCAGCACCTCCTGTTCCAGCACCACCGCCGCCCTGTATTCCACCACCACCGCCACCGGCATAAGTTACAGATGGGCCGCTGAGAGTAGATGCTGTACCAGCGCCACCGTTGCCTGCTGGAGTTCCGCTTGCATTTGCATTGCCCCCGACTGCACCTGCCCCGCCACCTCCGCCACAACCTCTATTTCCTGGACCCCCAGACGGGGAATCGCCGCCGCTGTTGCCTTGAGATGGAGAAACAGATGGAGTGTTGCCTGCCGCGCCAGTGGCTCCTGCACCGGCAAACGCTCCACCTCCACCAGAACCTCCTGACGCGGCAGCAAAAACATCAACCGAGTTGTTGGATAAAAATCCGCCGCTACCCCCTCCAGCCGAAGTGATGGTAGAAAAAATTGAACTACTTCCACTGGTGGGAGACCCAGCAGTGCCAACCCCACCAGCACCAATAGTTACGGTGTACGAAGTGCCAGCACTGACAGCTAAGCCTGTGCCAGTACGGAACCCGCCAGCGCCTCCGCCGCCTTGCCCACACACTCCACCACCACCACCACCACCGCCACCACCCGCGACAACCAAGTAGTCAGCCGTTGTAACGCCCGTGGGGCATAGCCACGAGACACTGCCAGAAGTAAAGGACTCAACGATGGTGGTGCCGACTTTGGCACTAAACATGCCAAAGGCCAGGGCCGACAAGCCGCCGCGTAATGCAATCAACGGCATTTATTTGAACTGCGTCTGCGCGGCCAACAAAATGTAAGTGTTGGCTGCTGTTTTAATCGCGGTGTAAGTGTAAACGTCCCACGAGCTTGCATTGCCAGCGGACCATGCGGTGCCGCCCTGATACTTGGGCGTAATAGAAACACCATCAATCGTGATCGCGCTGTTGTAGTACGCCGTCGCAGCCGTCGTCACGATCATCACGAACGTAACAGACTGACCAACAGCCAAAGCTGAGTTTAGAGATGTGCCGGTTGCATACCGAATGTTGAGCGTCCAGTTGGCCGTCACGTTCGTTGAGTAGTACAAGACCGACTGCGTGTTAATGTCGTAGTTAATTGTCGTATTGCCCGTTGATCCAGGCGCAACGGTTGTGTTGACAGTCGCTGTTTCAATCAGGCCACTAGCCAAGCCGCCGACGTGAGCGGCCTTGATAATCGGGCTATAGTTAAATGAGCCTGTCGTAACAGTCATTTTAGTAAGCTCCACCGTAGGCAGTCACGACCAAAGCCGCGCCAGCCGCCGTTGTTGTTATTGAAACCGAGGCATACAACGCAAAAGCCGCAGGAAGAATGAGCGGCTGCGCGTATGTCAACATGCCAGAATAAGAAACGGCAGTCGTGGACGGTGTGACCACAGTGGTCAGGATTTCGTTAATCAAAAACGCCGTCGTTCCGTCCCAAGCCCAGATGCCGACAATGTTAGCGACAGAGGCAACGGTAAATCCAGTCGATGCCGCTGTAACGCCAATGCTGTCAATGCGTAGGCCGTTGGTGCTGATGGGAACAAACGCCGTGATGTTCGCACCAGCCAAACTTGCAGTTGCAGTTGGACCTCGCGTTGTGCAAGCCGTAATGGCTGACATATTCAGCGATTTTATAAAGGGAGTCTGAGCAAAAATTGGTGTTGATGTAACGGCCATGATTAAAATCCTCCAAAATTGTTAGCGGTGTAGATACCGGCACCAGCTAGAACGACCGCAGGAGTTGCCCACGACAAGTTAGCTCCTGCCCCAGTAGAAGTTACTGTCAAAACTTGTCCGGTAGACCCGATTG